CTATGGCCGTATACCCAGTGCGCTATAGCGGCGACGATGTGGCTTTTGCCCGCGCCAGTGGCGAGCTCTAGAAGGCCGGGCATGATGCAGCTCCGCATCCATGCGGTTGCCGCGTCCACAGCCTCTTGTTGGTATGGCCTAAGCATCAAGGCAAACCTCCATAACTTTGCCGCACATTTCTTCATTAAACATGCCTATATGGCACTCGGAGGCGTCAATTTTTAACTGATCAGCTAGCCAGTTATAAGCTCGCTTTCTTGACTTAAACTTTCTCCTTTCGGAGCCATGCCTCCACAGCGGGTCAAAGGCTCCATGTGCCATTGATTTTGCATTTCTTAGCTTGGCATTCGCCAGCCTGCCTAGTGGTTCAATTCCGCTATGCCCGTGGTTTCTGTTTTTCTTGTGACATCCAACATAGGCCGGATCATGCCCGTTATCGCAATACCAAAAGTTAAGGCCAGCAAGGTCGTTACGATGAGGGTAAACTTTTTTACCCTTTACTAGTTTAGCTTGACCGCCACAGTAGTCGCACTTTACGCATGTCATGAAAGCCTCCAAAACTCCGATGGCTTGCCGCGGTACTTCTCAAGATCAACGCCTTCAAGCTCTGGGATTTTCTTGTAATTGACGTTGCCCTTGCGCTCAACCTTGGTCAGCTTCCTGCCGTGCATAAGAGCGTCACGCTCACCGCTGATTTTGACCAGCTCTGCGAGGACTTCTTTCTTTCTGGCTTCGGCATCGTCAATCGTTGCCTTGAGATTGTCCCATTCATCGATCAGCTTTTTAGCCTTGAGCGTGTTGATTTCTTTTTGCTTGTCCTCCAGGTGTTCAGGGTTGTCCAGTTCTGACAGGTAGCGGTTGTAAAAGGCTTCCATTTCGGGAAAATACTGATCCCACCATTCGGGCTCAAACTCAACTGTTTGAAGTGAATCCCCGTGCTTGCTCCACTGATAGAAATGCGCGTAGTTCCTGCCGGTGCAAGCCATTTCAACCTGCATCTGAGCGTAATAGTGCTGTTGGTCTTCAGCATCCTTAAACACCAGCTCATCGCCTTTCTTGTTGCGCAAACCGAACGGACATTTAACCTCCAGGATTCCGTCATCTTCGATCAGCGCGTCCGGGCTTGCGCCAAGCCAGTCATGCTCAGGGTGAACATGGAATCCTGTCTCTTCCGGGTGCAGCCCTGTTTTCCCCATGTATTCCATAACCGCCAAGGGTTCGTGCAGGTTGCCGTATTCGGTGGCTACATTGCCGGTGAACTCAGGCTCAGCGCCATGATATTCGCGGACCATCTGCCGGATTAGGTCATCGGGTGTTTTCCACGGGTTCAGTCCGAGGGCCGCGCCTACGTTTGAGCCGGTCAGCTTGCCTCGTCGGGCGTCAAACCATTCTTTGCTTTTCTGTTCCATTGGGTTGCCTCATTGGGTGTATGGAGAAAAAAATGGCGGCGCATGGCCGCCAGTAAGTTGCTGATCTAAAATGGAATATCGTCGTCGAAGTCGTCCACCGGCTCAGGTGCAGGCTCCGGCTTCTTCTCAGCTTTCTTTGCCGCTTCTGCTGCCTTACCTTTGGCAGGCGCTACGGCGCTGATCCAGTTGCCCTCCATCTTTTCACCATCTTCCTTGGTCAGCTTCCAAACCTGCACCTTGATCGCCATCATCTTGCCCACAAGGGCGCTCATCAGATCGGTATCGTCCGGCTCACCCTGTAGCTTCATCAGCTTGCCGCCAGCGTTTGAGTCAATCGCTGCCAGCATGCGCTTTGCCTTGTCCGCGGTAGCCTGCGGATCTTTGTCCCGGCTGGTGCCGTACACCTTGACCTTCTGGAAGATGACCCGGTTACTGTACTCGTCGGGCTTGATCACCCGCCATTTCAGGCTGATATAGCGGTCTTCCTCATAGGAATCCCATTTCGCTTCTTCAATAGCCGCGATGCATCCGGTATTCGCTGGAATCGGCTCAAGGTTTCCGCCCTCCATTTCGTAAGTGCTATCCGCTTCGGCCTTGCTGCCGTCGTTAAGATCCCAAAAGCTCATAATTACGCCTCCTCGGCTTGGTTGTCTTCGTCTTCGTTTTCAGGTTCGCCAGCTTCGCCGGCTATCGGTGCGGGCTGTGCGCCCTGGTTAAAAAATGGAATGTATTGAAGTACAGGGTTTTCACCCTCTGGAACGTCCATCTCCTCGGGCAGCTTGTAACGGTTCTTGGCATCGACATAACCGATGGTCCCGTCACTGCTGGAGATCAGCACACGCTCGCCCGTATTGGTCACGCGGCCATACGACTTGATGTTGCCTTTCTTGTCCTTCTCGCTGCCCATGACGAACTCGCGAGCCTTGAGATACAGAACGGCGTCACTGGTGGCTACGTAAATCTTGCGGCTGGCTTCGTGCATATCCAGTGACCAAGTGCTGTAGGCTTCCACGTCTGGGCGGTTCTTGACCTTGGCAATGCCGGAATGCGCAAGGAACACCACGGCAATACCGCGGCGTCGAAGATGCTCGCAAGCGTTGCGGACTTTGCTGTGCAGCGCTGCCACCTGCAAATAGCCCTTGCCGAATCCACCTGCGGCCTCGCCGATGTTTTCCGCGCCGTTGGCGTCAAACTCAATGACTTCCTGTTCAAATAGCGTGTTCAGCGTGGTTACCGCATCCACGACAACAGTCTTGAAATCGTGCTCTTCGGTTGCCAGTTCGCGAAGCTGGGCAATCAAGACCTCGCTAGGCTTAAGCTTGCGCTTTTGGTTAGGGGCTGGAAGCTCATGGAAAAACGCCGGTTGCTTTTCTTCCGGCCACGTCTCGAACACGCTGGTTGCGTTCTCTGCCTGCACAAAAATGGGGCTTGGGAACAGTGCGCCGAGGGTGGACTTGCCCACGCCAGGGAAGCCGACGATGGTGAGTACGGGCGCTTGCGGGGTGGCCTTCTTGACCTGCTTAAGATAACTCATGATGTTCTCCTGCATTGAGGTTGTGTCGTAATCGACGTTGACTAGATTAGGCTTTAAATTATATTCTTGTCAATACTCGAAACACAAAATTTACAGGAGAAGCGCATGCTCACCCTTGAAGAAGTAAAGAAGCGGTTGTCAGACAGAAACCTGAAAGAGGTTTCAAGGCGCACCGGAATCAGCTATGCCAATATTTACGCCATAGCCACAGGGCGCAGGGAAAACCCGACTTATAAGGTCATCGCCAAGCTCTCTGACTACCTGGAGCAAAAGCATGATCAATGAACTATACGACTACCTTGAGGCAGGCTTCAGGGTATTCGGAATCCACGGCGTCAAGAATGGCGTTTGTGGGTGCGAAGACCCAGAGTGCGAAGCCCTGTTCAAGCACCCCCGCATATCAAACTGGCAGAACGTCCCAAACTGGTCGGATGAGCAGATAGAAACCTTTGACGCTATGGGGCACTTCAATACCGGGTTCGGCGTCCTGTGCGCCGGCTTTTTGATCATCGACGTTGATGCCCGTAACGGTGGGGTTGAGTCATTCAAGCGGCTTTGCAAGGACATACCAGAATCCGCAACCGCAACGTTTGTGGTCAACACGGGATCGGGCGGCGGGAGCCAACATCACTATTTCAGACTTTCCGAGCCGCTCCCCTTGGTCCAATCCCACAAGGATTACCCCGGCCTTGACTTCAAATCAAGCGGGTACGTTATCGGGGCCGGATCAATGCACGCCAGCGGGGTGCAATACGAAACAGAAAAGGGCTTCCCGCAAGACGTGACCGAGGCCCCGGACGCTTTAATCTCACTGCTCAAAAAGCCAGACACCTACCGCGTCCGCTCAGAGTCCGGCGACGTGGACGTTGACGAGGCGCACATTGCAGAACTGCTTTCGTACGTCAGCCCAGATTGCCCATACGATACTTGGGTGAGGTCCGGCATGGCAGTACACCACTGCCTTCAGGGGGCAGGTTTTGAAATCTGGGACGACTGGAGCGCGGAAGGGTCCGGTTATCCAGGCGCAAGCCAACTTGAACGGCACTGGCACAGCTTCGGCAAATCAGCTAACCCAGCAGGTTACGGTACATTGCTGCACTATGCCCGAGAGGGCGGTTATTGCGAGGATGTGACTTTTGTCTATGACGGAGAAGAGTTTGAAGTTGAGCCCGCGCTAGACACGACAGGCGTAGACCTGAAGCGCCCGCCAGGGTTTGTTGGCGAGCTTTGCGAGTGGATCAACGGTCAGTGCCTTTACCCGCGTGAAACGCTATCTGTGGCCGCGGCACTGTGCGCCGTGTCCAGCCTCGCAGGAATGCGCCATTTCGACGAGCTGGACGATATGACCGCCAACCTCATTGCGTTCTGCATAGCGGGATCAGGCACGGGCAAGGAAGCGGTACAGCAAGCCTATCTCAAGATAATGCGCGAAGCCGGCATTCAGGGCGCAGTCCATGGCGGGTTCAAATCAGAACAGGAATTGATGCGAAACCTGATCCGCCACCAAGCGGCCTTCTACGTTATTGACGAGTTCGGTTTGGTGCTGCGCAAGCTTGAAAACGCCGGCAAGCGCGGCGGCGCATCCTACCTTGAAGGAATTATCGGGATGGTCATGTCAGTATTCAGCAAAGCTAACGGTTTCCTGCCAATCACGGGTGACCTGAAAGAAGAAATCAGGGAGAAGCTACGCCACGAATACAGTCGGATCGAAAAGCGAATCGAAGACCTGCCAGCAGACAGCACAAGCGATACCATCCGCGGCAAGCTGGAGCGTCAGTCAGAACGACTTATGCAAGCCATGGCTACCATTGACGACGGGCTGGACTCTCCATTTCTGACCATCATGGGCTTCACTACGCCGGTCACCTTCGAATCTCTCATGGGGTATGAGCAGGCGACCAACGGCTTTATGGCGCGGGCCATGATCTTTAACGATCTGGAGACTAACCCAAAGCGCAAGAAGGGGTTTCGAAAGATGCCCATGGGTGACGGGCTGAAATCACAAATCCGAAACCTGTACGCGCCTGGCGAATTCGATATGATGGAGCCGGACAGCCGCATCGAGTTTGACGGAGAGAAGACTCCAGTCCCTACCACTGCGGAAGGCTCCGAACTCATGGAGCAGGTATACGAGTCGTTCCACGGC